AATCCAAGTACAGGCGAAAGCCGCCGGCAGCAACCCACGACCCCGCACCGAACCGCAGCTGGCCAGAGGCGGGCGGGGGCAGGCGCCGATGCGCTTCGCCTCGATCGAGCAGCAGAACGCGGCCGTCGATCGCCGCAATGCTGCCGGCGAACGGCTGATGCACGTTGATCCCAAGTACGCCAAGCGGGTAGAGGACGCGATTCGCAACTCGCCAAATTGGGCCTGAAGCCGTAGCATCAGCGTAACGATTGCTGCACCTGTGTAGCGCTGGCCTCCCTGCGGGAGGGGTCCGCACACCATCCACCGGTGCAATCAGCCGTTACAGCTACAGCGTCTTTGCATCGTTTGGCCCTCTACGGGGGAATCGCTGAACACAGGTTGCAAGAAGCCACGGGCAAACAACCCAAACGCTTTTTGCAGCCATGGCGGTTAATGATGCCTTGCTGGCCAGGCTTGGTCAGATCCAGGGGACTGGCGCGGTCGATACCGTGTTCCAGAAGCTGGGGCAATCCGAAATCCTCAACGCGTTCAAGCGCGAGACGGTCTTCAAGAACCTGGTGAAGACCAGGAACATCAAGGGCGGGAAGAGCTTCGACTTCCAGATCACCGGCCGCGCCTCTGCGGGCTACGTGACTCCTGGCGTGCCCCTGCTGGGTGGCCTCAACAGCCCTTCTGACAACAACGTCCGCAACATCGCCGTCGATGGCCTACTGGCTGCCGACCAGGCGATCTGGGACCTTGACCAGATGATGAACTACGCCGATGTGCGATCCGAGTACATGGAGCAGTTGGGCATCGCATTGGCCTGGGAAACCGACAAGCGAATCGCTCGCATCCTCTTCGCTGGGGCCAACAACACCACCGAGCCCCTGGCCAAGTCGATCAACACGGGCCGCACCGGGTTCAAAAAAACCCTGACGAGCGGCTATGCGGCTGCTTCCAAGGCGGCCAAGGGCGACGAACTGGTGAGCGCTATTGGCGACATCGTGACCCAGTTCCGCAAGAAGGACGTGGATCCGTCCACCCTGGTTTGTGTGCTCCCGCCGGACGAGTATGACTTCCTCACGGAAGGCACCCGTGTCATCAACACGGACTTCAACGGCGGCCAGGCCAATGGCACCCTGGCCAACGGCCTGGTGCAGCGGGTGAAGGGTGTCCCCATCATGTGGTCCAACCACCTGATCCAACCCGCCTACACCTTGCAGTCGTTCGATAAGAACGCCGATTACGCCCAGGATCTAACCAAGTGCCGGGGCCTGATCTTCAGCAAGGAAGCTGTGGGCATGCTCACCCTGCGAGCCCCCAGGTTCCAGATGACCAGCCCCGATGGCGACTTCAACATCCGATACCAGGCCACCTTGGGTGTGGCCACGCAGTCGATCGGCATCGGCCGGCTGCGGGATGAATGCGCTGCCTGCATCGTGATTCCCTAAGCTCTGATCCGGTGGAGCGACTTGGCCCTCGGTTTGCCGGGGGCCTTTTTCATGGCAGCCGATAGCATGTGCTCTGCACTGCTGGATCGCTCATGGGCCTGGCCAACCAGTCGGCAACGCCAGGCCGCACCACGCTGCTGGCTGCGGTCAACATCCTGCTGGGGGTGATCGGCGAGGCCCCGGTCAACGGCCTCGATGACCCGGTGATGACGGAATCATCGATCGCCGAGCGGACCCTTCTCGAGTTTCACAAGCAGGAGCAGACCAGGGGCTGGAGCTGGAACAGCGAGGAGGCCTACCCCTTCGCCGTGGCCACGGACGGCACCATCACCGTGCCATCAAACCTCACCCGCTTCACCCCCGACCCGTTCCAGTGGGACGGGCGCTTCATCCTCCGGGGCCAACGGGTCTACGACCGGGTGAACCGCACCTACGTGCTGACGGGTGCCGCCGTCACGCAGCTCACCGCCGATGTGGTGTGGACGCTGCCGTGGGACGACTGCCCGGAGACCTTCAACCGCTACATCAGCATCCTGGGCGCCAGGGCCTTCGCCAACCGGTTTCTGGGATCGGATTCGATCGAGCGCTACACCCAGCAGGACCTGATGATGGCCCGGGCCGAGCTGGACCGGAACGAGCTGCAGCAGCTCCAGCCCAATGCCCTGAGCGGCCAGCGCGGCGTGATGCCATTCGGCACCTTCAACCCGGCCGCCGGGCTGGCTGGTCGCAACCACCGTGGCTGGACCGACTGATGGCCGAACTCTTCATCTCCACCATTCCGAACCTGATCCAGGGGGTCAGCCAGCAGCCGGACGCCCAGCGGGACCCGACCCAGGCGGAGCTGCAGATCAACGGTGTCAGCAGCAGCGCCGAGGGCCTGCGCAAGCGGGATCCAACGCAGACCCTGGCCATGGTGAGCTCGACCAGCCTGGGCGATGTGTTCGTCCACGCGATCCTCCGCGACCGCGCCGAGCGCTACCTGGCGGTGATCAGCAGCAGCACCGTGAAGGTGTTCGATCTCAACGGCGTGGCGCAAACCGTCAACGCCCCCAGCGGCTACAGCTACCTCTCCGGCGTGACGGATGCGAAGCGGCAGATCCGGTGCGGCACCGTGGCAGATTTCACATTCGTGGCCAGCTCGCTCCAGGTGGTGGCGATGGACCCGGCGGTGGCCCCCGCTGTCGCCAGGCCGGCGGCGCACGAGGCCCTGGTGTGGGTGAAGGCGGCCAACTACGGCCAGTCCTACCGGGTGAACGTGAACGGCACCCTGGCCACGGTGACGACCACAACCACGGCCGGCACGGCAATCAGCACGGCAGACATCGCCGAACAGATCAAGACGGGCCTGGCCGGCGTCACCGGCGTCTCGATCGCCAGGGTCGGATCGGTGCTGCACCTCACCAGCGCGGCGGTGATCACGATCAGCGCCACCGATGCCCGGGCCAACGCGGACATCACCGCGATCACCAGCTCGGTGCAGAGCTTCACGAACCTGCCCACGATCGCGCCGGTGGGCTACCAGGTGGAGGTGACGGGCGACCCGACGAACACTTTCGACGGGTACTACGTGAGGTTCGAGCCCCGCGCTGGCGCCGGCGTTTTCGGCGAGGGCGCGTGGGAGGAGACGGTGGCGCCGGGGGCAAAGTACAAGCTCAACCCGGCCACCATGCCGCATGTGCTGGTGCGGCTGCCGGCCGGGACGTGGTACTTCGGGCCGCTGAACGGCGCGGCGCTGACGGGGCTGACCCTGCCGACATGGGGACAGCGGGTGGCGGGCGACAGCGAGACCGCGCCAGACCCGAGCTTCGTGGGCCAGAGCGTGAACGACATCTTCGTGCACCGCGGGCGACTGGGGATCCTGGCCGATGAGAAGCGAATCTTCAGCAGGGCAAAGGACTTTTTCGCCTTCTTCCCGGAAACCGTAACCACGGTGCTGGATTCGGATCCGATCGACAAGACCGCCAGCAGCTCCAAGGTGTCCGTGTTGCGGTATGCGGTGCCATTCCAGGGCGAGATGCTGCTATTCAGCGATGATTACCAGTTCCGTTCCTACGCAACCGATGCAGCGCTGACACCGGCTACTGATGCAATCACGATCCTTACGTCATACGAAATTGATCCAGGTGTTCGGCCCATCCAGATGGGCGGGTCGGTCGTGTTCTGCCAGGCCAACGGGGAATGGAGCCAACTGCGCCAGTTCTCTGTGCGCGGCGCCGGCACTGCACTGGTGGGTGATGCCGAAAGCATCTCTGATCATGTGAGCAGCTACATCCCGTCTGGGATTTTTCAGCTTGCGGCGAACGATACCGGCAATGCGCTGTATTGCATCAGCAGCAAACCCGGCTACACCAACAGGATCTACACCTATAAATACTTCTACCGAAATGGCGGCAACGGAATAGAGCGGGCACAATCGAGCTGGAGCCACTGGGAGCTCCCTGGCGCGACGAGCATCCTGTCGATCGCGGCGATCCAGGAAACGCTTTACCTGCTGGTCCAGCGCTGCGGTGGAGTCTTCCTGGAAAAGATGCCGGTGCTCGATCGGCAATCGGTCGCCGCAGCCCCGTACCCGCTGCTGCTCGATCGCTGGGTGAGCACCAGCACCGCCAGCCCGGCCGGTGTGCGGGTGCCTGCCGGCGTCTACAACCCTGTGACCCAATCGACAACGTGGACGCTGCCGTTCACGGTCTGCGCTCGAACCGAAGCGTGGTCGGCGTACCAGCCGGAACCCGTCACTGCACAAGGCACACCTGGGCCGGCGCTTACGATTTTTGACCCTGCCCCTTCGAAGATAATTGAGAACTACGACGAAGGGGGCTACATAGGCTTTGTTGTTCAAGTTAGCGATCTCCTTAATATAACAGTGACGGAACTTGGCACATGGAACGACAACCCTACCGCCGATTTTAGCCGCTTCGTGGGACTGTATGAAGTCTATGCAGACGGCTTACCCGTGCTCAGAGCCAGCACTACTATCTTTAGGTCAGGTGCGACAACAAACTATCAATACGAAAACGGGTTTTGCTGGGCACCGATAACCCCTGTGGCGCACACGGGCACTTGGAACAATGGACTCAATAGCCCCAACCCCAACAACCCTATATCTTCCCTCTTAGTCATTTCTTGGCTAGAAACTGGGAGCAACTTCTTAAGTGGCCTGCAGGCGCCGCCGGATTACGATGGCGGCGAGGGGATCATATTTAGATTTAGGTATGCTACCTATCTGCCATTGCCGCCGGCCGCCCCTGCCTTTGGCGGCGGTGGCAACGCAAGCCCCTGGGATAACGGCCCCGGATACATTGGCCCAAACTTTAAGTATTCAATCCCCACGGTAAACCCAGCCCGCCAAGGTGGCGTGTTGCTGGGATCCGCCAGCAGCGGCAACACGATCACCGCTCGCGGGGACTGGTCCACCGCACAGGTCTACTTCGGGGAGACCTACAACTTCCGGTATCGACCGTCGCGGTTCAAGCCGATGCGAGCCCAGGGTGGCGGCCAGGTGGCCAGCAACACGCTGCGGGCGCAGATCCGCCAGGCGCAACTGCGGTACCACGAAACCGGCTATTTCCAGGTGCGCGTCACGCCCAGCGGCAACCGCGACGAGGCTGTCTACTCCTTCCCCGGCAGCACGATCGGGTTGCTGCAGGGTGTGGACGAGGGGCAAGCCGGGGTGTTCCGCATTCCAGTCTTTGGCCGGGGGGAGAGCAACACGATCACGATCGAGAACGACACGCCGCACCCATGCAAGTTCGCCAGCCTGGAGTGGACCGGGCTGATCACCGGCAAGGGCCGGGGGGTGCAGCAATGAAGTGGGGCCATGCCAGCAGCGATGTGGTGGACTTCATCGGCCACAACCTGCGGGAATCGGACCGCCACGAGGTGTGGCTGAGCGACCACCTGGACCCCCTTGAAGCCGTGCGGCGCAGCTGGCAGGCGAGCATCAACGGCGAGTGCCATGCGGTGATCGACGACGGCGGTGTGCCGGTGGCGCTGTGCGGCATCTCCGAAGGTGGTGTGATCTGGCTGCTGTGCACCGATGGACTACTGGCCACTGCGGCCAACCGGCGGCAGTTCATCCGGGAAGCGAAGAGCTGGGTGAGCCGCTGCCTCCAGCGCTATGGTCCGCTCAGCAACTGGGTTTATGCCAAAAACGTGGACTCGATTCGGTGGCTGAAATCGCTGGGGTTCACGGTTCATCCGCCGGCCCCGTTCGGCCCGAGCTGCGCCCTGTTCTGCATGTTTGAGGAGGTGCCCTGATGGTGGTAATCAGCCCGATCGCGGCAGGCATCGCTGGTGTCAGCACGGCGCTGAACCTGTTCGGGGCCGGGCAGCAGAGTGCGGCCGCGAAGCAGGACCACCTGAATCAGAGCGCCTTCCAGCAGGCGACGAATCGGTTTGCGCAGTGGCAAGCCGAACAGAACCAGCGCTTCAGCGATGCGAACGCTCGCTATCAGTTCTGGGGGCAGCAGGTCCAGTACCAGCAGCAGCTGAGCTATGTGCATCAGCTGCAGAGCTTCGAGCTGGCGAAACAGATCAACCAGGCTGGCCTGGTGCGCGACAACCGGGCCGCCGCCGGCGCGGAGTTCATCGGCAACTCGCAGGCGGCATCGGATCGCCTGCAGGAGGTGTCGATGCAGGCGGCGATCGCCCAGCAGCAGTACGGCTGGCGGACGCTGCAGGCCAGGGCCTCGGTGCAGGCCATGGATGCCGAGGGCCTGTCGATCGACCGGCTGATCAACAACTACGCCAAGCAGCAGGGCGACTACGACACGATCGCGCAGATCAACGAGGGGCTGCGGCGCAACCAGTTCAACCGGGAGCAGACCGCGCTGGTGGGGCGCCACCTGAGCCAGTGGAATAGCCAGCAGTTCTACACGCCAACGATCTACATCGAACCGATCGAACCGTTCGCGCCGATGCCGGCGCTGATGCAACCGGCGGGCCCCTCGATGACCGGCGGCGGCCCTGGTGGTGGTGCTGCGTCGCTGCGGATCGGGTCGGCCCTGCTGGGTGGTGTGGGCACCTACATGAGCAGCGCGGCCGGGATCGGATCGGCAGCGGCCGGGGGTAAGTGATGGAAACGAATCTCCCCCTCGGCCAGATCAACCCGGAAGCCAAGCCGGTGCAGGCCTTCATCCAGCCGGCGCAGTTCCAGGCGGGGGCGATTGCGGGGCCGCCGGGGATGCCCCAGTTGCAAGGGATCACCACCCTGCGGGGCCCGGAGCAGGCCAGCTACGGGGGCGTCAACCGCTTCCAGGAGCTGGCGCAGGCGCTCGCGCCGTTCAACGCCAACCTCACCAGTGTGCTCCAGGGCGCCGGCGAGGCCGCGGCCGGCTGGGCATCGCGGCAGGGGGAGGCCAGCGTCTTCGCCAAGAACATGGCGCTGCGGGCCTTGAGCCAGGCGGATGCGACCAACGAGGCGGGCGCCTTCGATTACGCCCGGGCCAACCGCGAGCTGGGCAAGCGCGACCCGGAAGGTGGCATCCTGATGAACCTGCTGAACCCCTACCGGGAGCAGGGGGTGCAGCGGGGCCTGGCGAAGCTGGCCGGCGCCGAGGCCGAGGCCGGGATGCTGGGCGCCTACGAGGAGATGGGGCCGACCATGTTCCTCTCGCCCGACAAGGGGCAGGGTGCCCTGGCGCAGCTGAAGGCGGGCTACATCAAGGAGCTGACCGAGAAGTACGGGCTCGACACCGCATCGCCGGGCTTCCTGAACTACGCCCTGCCGAAGATCACGGCGGCCGAGGAGAAGGTCGGCAACAGGGCCCGCGAGGACCGGGTGAAGTTCCTCGACAGCACCCTGCCGGGTGTGGCCACGGGCCAGATCCGCAGCCTCGTCATGGATGTGCAGCGGCAGGCGCTCGGCGGGGCGCCCCAGATCACGATCGGCAGCTCTGGGGTGATGCTCGATCGCAATAGCCCCACCTTCGACCAGGACGCCCAGGCCGAGGTGATGATCCAGGCCGGCAAGATCCTGGCCTATCACTCTGGCCTGATGGGCTCCGGCGGGCAGCCGCTGAAGCTGGCGGAGACGGTCTATAAGGCGCTGCGCACCGAGGCGGCCTATGCGCAGGATCCGGTCTTCAAGAACATCGTGGATCGCATCAAGGCCGGGCCCACGTTCTGGGATCCGGTGGCCAAGCGAGCGGTGCAGCAGACGCTGGCGCAGATGTTCCCCGAGGCATCGATCGACATCGAGATGAAGTACGGCTGGGCGGCGCAGAAGCGGCAGGAGGAGCAGGGCGCCCAGGACTTCGCGGACATGCTGATCAACGGCGCCCCAGCCGCCGGCAACCTGCCGGCCGTGGGCGGGCTTTATCAGCCCGGCAACGAGAACCCCCTTGATCAGGCCGCCATGGCGCAGCGGGCCGATGAGATCCTGGCCCGGTTTCGGCAGCAGAACCCCAACGCTCCGGTGGCGCCCCTGCTGAAGGCGATCAACGACCAGCTGGGCCTCCAGATCGACATCAAGGGCAAGAGCTATGCCCCGGATGCTGGCGAGGACGTGCTGGCCAAGGCCCGCGACAGCTGGGGCAGCGACTTCGACCCGGCAGCGCTGCGGCGAGACCTGGCGGCGATGCGCGGGCAGATCAACCCTGCGAAGTTTGGGGAGGTGGCATCGAAGCTCGAGTCGATCATCCGCAGCAAGGACGCCAAGGCCAACACCCTGGCATCGGCCGAGGTGAACCGGGCAGTGGAGGCCGCCAAGGACGCATCGTTGGCGGCCAACTACGGGGCCGATTACAAGGAGCTCCAGCGGGCCGGCAGCATGAATGCCAGGACCGAGCGGGCCGCCAATGTGACCGAGGCGGTGCGGCGGTACAACGCGGCCCTTTACCCGGCCGTGAACAGCGCCGTCGCTGCAGCCGCCGCGAAGAAAGGCGGACCGCTGGACCCTGGGGAGACCTACGAGGTGGCCAGCCGGGCCGCCGCAGACTTCGCCGCCAAGGACCAGGCAGCCTTCAATCGCCTGTTCCCCGGCGGGCGCGTCTCCGGCGCTCCCTCGTTGCCAGGGCTCAACGCGATGGCGCCGGATCCCAACGCACCCAAGCCCAGCGGCAAGCCAGCAGGGCCTCCCGCACCACCGACGTGGGACACCAGGCAGCTCGATTCGATGCCCAATCGGCAGCAGCGGCTTCGCAACTACCAGAACGAATCGATCCTGAGCAAGGAGGCGGTCGCCCGCGAGCTGGTGAATGCCGCGAACGGTGGCGGCTTCTCCCCCCAGCTGCGGCGCGCCGCCATGGATGCGCTGGCCCCATCGCCAGCCGAGTTCCTGCGGATCCAGGGGGGCCGCTACGGGATCAACGTGCCGCCGGCGGCGATGAAGCGCCTGAACGATCAGAGCAGCGCCATCACGACGCCGCAGCGCCACCTGGTGGCGATGGCCTCGCAGGGGCAGTCAGCGCTGGGCGCCTTCGGCCGTTGGGCCCTGGATGCCGCCACCGGGGCGCAGCCAGCCTCGGCTGCCGAGTGGCCACGGTTTGGGGCCCGCAGCGCGGCGCCTGGCCAGTTCACGATCTCGATGCGCCCCCGTGGCGACGGAGGCGGCCGGGATGGCGGAGGCCCTTTTATGGATAGCGGCGGCGGCCTGTATCAACCGCTCCGCGGGGTGACGATCACCAGCCGGGTGGACGCATCCGGCGAGCCAGGCTTCGACATGGCCGTTGGCAGCAGCCGAGCGCAGCAGCTGGCCTGGCCCACCAGCTTTCAGGTGCTGCGGGTGGTCCGCACCAACAGCCAGGAGATCCGCAAGGAACGGGGAGATGCAGGCCGCAGCTACGGGAACCTTGTCGAGATCCGTTTCCGCGACCCCCGCACCGGCCGCACGGTTGATGTCCTCTCTGCTCACCACGACCGGATCAACCCCTCCTTGCAACCGGGCCGCACCTATCCCCCCGGCACGATCCTGGGCAATCAGGGGCGCACCGGAAGCACCACGGCCCCGCACTTCAGCCTGGACTTTTTCGACCCGGGCCAGAAGACCGCCAGCGGCGAGACCCTGCGGGTGCGGGACTATTTCCGCGACGAGTTCGAGCGGGGCGGCAGGTTCGGCAACGGCGGCAGCCCCAGCGGCGGCCGGCAGGCGATGACCGGCAAGGCGACCTTCTACACCGGCAGCGGCGGCAGCGATGGCCAGCTGGGGGGCAGGACCGCCAACGGCGAGGTGTTCACGGGCAAGCAGATGACGGCAGCGGTGCAGTGGGGCCTCAAGGGCTCGCACATGAACAAGTGGCTGATCGTTGAGGACACGGCCACCGGCAAGAAGATCCGGGTGTGGGCCAACGACACCGGACAGATGGGCGGCTCGAAGACCCGGCCGGCGGATCGCGTGATCGACCTGTCCCCCCTGGCATTCCGCCGCCTCTACGGCTCCACCGCCCGCGGCGTTGGCGACGTCCGAATCCGCATTGATCCCAACCAGAAGGGGAGGCCCTGATGCCACAAACACTCGTCCAGAAGAATGGCCGCTGGCAGCTGGTCGGCGACGACCATTCGCAGGATCACACTCCGCCGCCGCCGACCCCCGGCCCTAAGCCGAAGGCCAAGCCAAAGAGCAAGGCTGCGCAGAAGTCGTGGTGGGACATTGTCACCAACGAGCTGCGGTACGCCGGCAAGCAGATCAGCAGCCTCCAGGGGACGCAGAAGCCGGGGACGGTTCGGAACCCATGGATGGCTGGCGTCGGAAACTCGAGCCCTGTCGCCACGCTGATCACCGCCGCCGCCGCGGTTTCGCCCGTGGTGCGGCAGCTGCAGGCTGCCGGCAGCCACGGCGCCATCCAGACAGCAGGGGAAGGAGTGATCGCCCTGGGGCAGAAGATCCTGGCGCCTGGCCGGTACGCCGACCCCCGCCGCTCTCCCCCGGGCCGGGCGCTGAATGCCTTCACCAGGGCCGGCTATCGGGCGCTGGGGGCCAAGCAGCCGGAGGACCTGACCGAGGGGCAGCGCGGCGTGATCGACAACACGGGCCGCATGGCTGGCATCGAGATCGGCACCCTGCCGGTTGGCGGTGCCGTCGGCCGGCGCCTCGCCACTGGTGGCGCGGGCTGGGCCGCCAGGGGGCTGCGCTGGGGCACCGCGCTGGGAGTGCAGCAAGGGCTGAGCGCCCTGCTGCAGGACTCGACCCAAGGCAACATGAGCAACATGGTGGAGGCCTTCACCGGCATCCAAGGCGTACCGCTGGCGGTGGATCCGGCGAAGGACGACCGGGTGACGGCGGCCGTGAAGAGCCTGATCCCCAACATCGTTGGCGGCGAGCTGCTGGGCCTGGCCGGATCGGCTGGCGCCAGGGCCGTGGGGAAAGGCTTCGGCAACATCCGCCGATACCAACGGGCGGCCGGCGCCAACACCGCTCACACCACCGCCGGGGAGAAGCTGAAGGCCCGGGGCCTGGTGGAAGACATCGACGGGCAGCAGCGCTTCACCGAGCAGGCGCTGGAGAAGCCGGCCCCGGTGCCGATCCCCCAGACCCCCGACCAAGCCCGCGATGCGGTGCTTGCCCGCTGGGGCCGTGGTGCGCAGCAGCCGGCCGACCAAGTTCGTGGCGCCACGGAAATGGTCACCGCCCCCGTGGAGCCGAAACCCGTTGCTACCACTAACGGCGCCGAACTTTCGCCGGCCCCGGAGGCCGCTCCGGTCACCACCCCCGTGGAGCCCCCCGCGCCGGCCCCGGCTGCAGCCCCTGCAGCGGCGGCCGAGATGGATCCCCTGCCTGATCCGTGGTCCTACGACCCGGAACTGCCGGAGGTGGCGGATGCGCAGAAGCTGGTGAGCCAGCTGGATCCGGCCGAGCTCCAGGCGGTGGCCACCGTCGGCGCCGATGGCGGCCCTGTGCTGCAGCACATCGAGGAGGTGATCGCCTCCCGGCCGATGCCGCAACCACGGGAGGAGATCAGTGAGGCCTGGGCCGGCATCCCCACCGACAAGCTCAGCGACATCTACCTGAATGGCGCTGGCGACCTTCAGCCGTGGTCGGCGCAGCTCGACAGGCTCCCCGCCACCACCCTGGAGGAGCTGTCGCACCCGGACGCCAGCCCCGCCCTGGCGCAGCGGATCGGTGACGACACCGGCAAGGAGTGGCCCTTCTCCCGCGAGGAGGTGATCAACGGAATGCAGGCCTTGTCCGCTGATGGCACCACGATCGTGCCGAACCGGCTCCGGGGCGACATCCGCACCATGCGGACCGAGGACATCTACGCAGCGCCCCAGGAGTTCCAATACAAGGAGGGTATCAACGCCCAGGGCGAGCAGCTGGGCCAGTCGCTGGGCGGCGTCGAGCGATGGGATCCGAATGCCGAGGGCGTTCTGCAGGTATTCACGGATCCCCGCGACGGCAAGGTCAAGGTGGTGAACGGCCACAACCGTCTGGCCCTGGCCAAGCGGTTGGGTATCCCATCGCTGCGGGTGGAGGAGGTGAACGCCACCACCCCCGCGGGGGCACGGGCGGCCGGGGCGATCAGCAACATCAGCGCGGGCAACGGCACCCCGTTCGATGCGGCAAAGTTCATTAAGGCCACCGGGATGACCGATCAGGCGCAGCTGCAAGCCGCCGGCATCCCCCTCGACAAGGGCTGGGGGCGGCAGGGCCTGGCCCTGAGCCGACTGCCAGATGACATCTTCCAGCAGGCCGTGAACGGCGAGCAGCGGCTGGGCCGCTTCGTGGCCCTGGGTGAATCTGGCCTGGATGAGCCGGGGATGCGCGGCGCCTATCAGGTGCTGAAGCAGCGGCCGAAGATGACCGAGGACACCTTCCGCGAGGTGCTGGATCAGGCCAAGCAGCAAGGCAACGTGGTGGCCTCGTCGGCGCAGGGTGGCCTGTTCGGCGATGAAGTGCTGAACCCGATGCTGCAGCGTGCCGAGCTGGTCGCCGATGTCCGGTCGGGCCTGGCCAAGGACCGCCGCCTGTTCGGGTTCGCCACCCGGAACGCCGACGCCCTGAGCGAAGCCGGGGCAACCACAATCGACACCGCCGCCGCCGGCCAGCGGGTGGCCGATGCGCAGCAGGCCCTGGGCCTGTTCGACACTCTCAAGAACGCATCGGGCCCCGTGGGGGAGCTGCTGAGCAGGGGCGCCGAACGGATCGCCCAGGGCGAGAACGCTTCGATCGTGGCCAAGCAGATCCAGCGGGAGATCGGCGACAGCATCGAGCGGGAACTGGCCAGCAGCGGCATGAAGGCCACCCCGGAGGAGCTGGCCCCTCCGCCGCCGGCGCCGCCGCCGATCCCCGAACCCGATCGGGCAACGCTCGAGGCCCATGCCATCCAGCGAGCGATCGCCAACGGCGAGGTGCGGCCCACCGAGATGCAGCCGCTGGAGCTCCCCCCAGCCCCATCGGCGGACATCAGGGCGGTGGAGCGCGAGCTGGCCGCCATGGACCCCACCTTGCCGCTGGAGGACCAGCTGCCGAACATGCCCGCCACCCGGCAGGCCGCTGCCGATGAGCTGCGGCTGGCCGCGGAGTACGCCCGGCAGGATGCCGAGATCGCCTGGGCAGCGGAGAAGGCGGCACGGGAGGCCGAGGGCTACGACCTCCTCTCGCTGGAGGAGAAGAAGGCGCAGGGGCTGGGGGCGGAGTGGGTGGAGACCGTCACCCCCGAGGTGATGGACGCCACCGTGATGCCCCGCGAAGAGCCGCGCAAGATTTCAGAGCGGTTCCGGGATCTGATGCGGAAGATGGCCGAGTCCGACGCCCGCATGTTCCGCGAGATCGGAGAGTTCACCGGCGAAATCCGGCGGCAGATCGACGATCTGGCGGGGCCCGACGTGTCACCCACCGGCAAGGCAGCGAAGAAACCCAAGCTTTCT